CTTTCGCTGAGAGTTCTGCCCTCAAAAAAGGTTATCGGAAATGGGAAAACGGGGCCCTCAATCGAGCGCTGCCCTGTCTGTTGTGGGCGGTGGCGCGCCGGACGCGCGGGTTATCGAGCGCATGGAGCGCCCAGCCCCGCCGGACCACCTGACGGACGAGCAGGCAGAGGAATGGACGCAGATTGTTGAGCGCCTTCCTGCCGACTGGTTCCCGCGCGAGACGCATGACCTTCTCGCGAACTACTGCGCTCATGTGATCAGCGCGCGCCGCCTTCGCCGTGCCATCGAAGAAGTCGAAGACAGGCCTGGCGATCTGGACGTGGACTATTACGACAGGCTTTTGAAGATGCGCGAGCGCGAAGTCCGGTCGATGTCATCGCTTGGGACGCGGATGCGCCTCACGCAGCAGGCGACATACGACAAATCGAAGGGCAAGGGGAGCGGCGGCAAGCGCAAGCCTTGGGAGCTTGACGGTTGACCACGCGGGCCGAGCGCAACATCGCATGGATTGAGCGCCACTGCCGAATACCTGAGGGGAAGTTTGTAGGTCAGCCCGTCCGGCTGCGTGAGTGGCAGAAGGACGAGCTGCGGAAGATATATGATAATCCGGCCCGTACCCGGATGGCCATCATCTCGTTTGGCAAGAAGAACGCTAAAACGTCTCTTGCCGGATTTCTGGTTCTGCTGCACCTGTGTGGCCCGGAGGCTGTGCCGAACTCGCAGTTGCCGAGCACGGCGCAGTCGCGTGATCAGGCCGCTGTGTTGTTCAATCTTGCCGCGAAGGTGGTTCGGCTGTCGCCGACGCTCTCCGAGGTCATCACGGTCCGGGATAACGCCAAGCAGTTGTACTGCGCAGAGCTTGGCACGCTCTACAAAGCGCTGTCAGCGGATGCCAGCACGGCGCACGGGCAGTCACCCATTTTCGCGGTGCACGACGAGTTGGGCCAGGTCAAAGGCCCGGTCTCTGAACTGTTTGACGCAATCGAGAACGCGATGGGCGCGCACGACGCGCCTTTGTCCATCGTGATCTCGACGCAGGCCCCGACTGATGCGGATCTGCTGTCTATCCTGATCGACGACGCGCTGGAAGGCAATGACCCACAGGTGACGGTGAGCCTCTACACCGCGCCTATGGATATGGACCCCTTCTCGGAAGAGGCGCTGAAGCTGGCCAACCCGGCTTACGGTGACTTTCTGAGTGCGGAGGAATTGAAGCGCAACGCCGAGAAGGCCAAGCGGATGCCTTCCATGGAGGCACTTTACCGCAATTACACGCTCAACCAGCGTGTCGAAGTAAACAACCCATTCGTCTCAAAGGCGGTCTGGGCCTCCTGCGGTGGTGACGTAGCCGAGACCTTCGACGGCGGTGTCTATATCGGCCTTGACCTGTCGGAAGTGAACGACCTGACGGCGTTGGTTGCTGTCAGCAAGATTGAGGGTGTGTGGCACGCCAAGCCCACGTTCTGGTTGCCCGGTGATGGACTGGCAGAGAAAGCCCGCGCAGACCGTGTGCCTTATGACGTGTGGCACCGTGACGGCTATTTGAGGGCCGCGCCGGGCGCGTCGATTGAATACGAGTATGTCGCCAAGCACATGCGGCACCTCTTTGATACGCAGGACGTCCGGCAGGTGGCGTTTGACCGCTGGAACTGGCGGCACTTCAGGCCATGGCTTGAGAAAGAGGGATTCAGCGAAGCCGAGCTGGAACGCTTTGTCGAGTTCGGCCAAGGCTTCGCGTCGATGTCCCCGGCATTGCGTGATGTGGAAAGCATCATGCTCAACGGGCAACTGGCCCATGGAAATCACCCGGTGCTGACGATGTGCGCGGCGAATGCTGTCGTGACCGTCGGCGATGACGCGGGCAACCGCAAACTGAGCAAGAAACGGTCGCGCGGACGCATCGACGGCATGGTCGCGCTTGTCATGGCGCTTGCCGTGGCGGCGACGGAAGAGCCGGAGACCGCGCCGGGCTATACCGATACTCACGGGGTGATGGTGCTTTAATGAGCTGGTTCCAGAAGATCGCTGACAGCGCCAGCTCCCTTGTCTGGACTGGGGGCGTCAAGGCGCAAGGCGTGAACACCATCACCACAAGCCGCGAGCTTGAGGAAGTGCTGTTGCAGGGTGCGCCGTCGAGTGCGGGCATTCCGGTGAATGCGCAGGTGGCGATGATGGTCGCTGCCGTCAGCGCCGCCACAACTGTGCTGGCTGAGACCGTCGCGCAATTGCCACTGCCGATTTACCGGAAGATGGCGAACGGCGACCGAGAGCGTGCAGAAAGCAACCCCCTGTGGAAGCTGCTGCATGACCGTCCGAACCACTATCAGGACTCGTTCCAGTTCCGCGAGATGCTGATGTTCCACCTGCTGTTGTGGGGCAATGCCTACGCAGCGGTGACACGGAGCGCCAGCAATGGCCGCATTCTTGAGCTGTTGCCCATCCACCCGGACCGGGTGAAGCCGGAGATAGACGATAGTTTCCGCGTGACGTACCGCGTCTATGACGCCAACGGCAGCGAGCAAGTGCTTACGCAGCGGGACATGCTGCATATCCGCGACCGCTGCTTTAACGGCATCACGGGGCAGTCCCGGTTGAAGTCCGGCAAGGACAGCATCGGCCTCGCGAGGGTTGCCGAGCAGTGGGGCGCTCGCCTGTTCCAGAATAGCGCCCGGCCTGCCGGTGTTCTGACTACTGAGCAGTCGCGGACGCCAGAGCAGATGAAAGCCCTCGCGCTGTCGTGGAAGTCCGCACATGGCGGCGAGAACGCGCTTGGAACGGCGGTGCTTGATGGTGGGTGGAAGTGGGAACCCATCGTGATGAAAAACACGGATGCGCAGTTCCTGGAAACCCGCCGGTTTCAGATCGGCGAGATTGCCCGCGTGTATCGCGTGCCATTGCACATGCTGTCGGATCTGGAGCGGGCGACGTTCTCAAACATCGAGCATCAGTCACTCGAATTCGTGACCTCATCGCTTATGCCGTGGCTGCGGCGCTGGGAGATGGCAATCAACACGCAACTGCTGGAGCCGGACGGCCAGTTCTATGCGGAATTCACCGTCGAGGGCTTGCTGCGCGGTGACATCAAGACCCGGTTCGAGTCCTACGAGCGCGCTTTGCGCAACGGCTGGCTGAACCGGAACGAGGTGCGGCGCATGGAAGGCCGCAACAGCATCCCCGGCGGCGAGGAATACACCCTCGCGGAAAACATCTATGGAGATGGAGAGGCTAATGAGCCTGCGGAAACTGCCGGAGATTAAGGCATACCAGGCCCCCGACGGGCTGCGCTTCGAGCCGGACGAAACCGCTGTTGCGCGGTGGCAGCCGGGTGTGCAGTCAGCCGTTGAGGGCGAAGAAGGCGTCATCTCGATCTATGACGTGATCGGCGAAGACCCGTTCACTGGCGGAGGCGTGACATCGAAGCGCGTTGCCGGAGCGCTGCGCAATATCGGCGCGCGGGACGTGACGGTGAACATCAACTCACCGGGCGGTGACTTCTTCGAGGGTGTCGGCATTTACAGCTTGCTGCGCGAGCATAAGGCAAAGGTGACAGTCCGCGTCATGGGCCTTGCCGCCTCTGCCGCGTCAGTGATCGCAATGGCTGGCGACCAGATTGAGATCTCGCCCATGGGTTTTGTGATGGTCCACAACGCTTGGGCCGTCGCGGTGGGCAACCGGCACGACTTCCGCGAGGCGGCAAGCACGCTTGAGCCCTTCGACGGGGCCATGGCTACGCTCTACGCGGCGCGCTCCGGCGCTGACGAGTCCGTTGCAGCCGAATGGATGGACAAGGAAACATGGTTTAACGCCAAAGAGGCCGTTGAGGCCGGTATGGCAGACGAGATCATGGACGCCTCTCTTGTGAAAGAGGATGAAGGCGGAACATCTGCATCTATCGCAATCCGCAAGGTCGATACGGCGCTTGCCAAGCAGAATTTCTCCCGCGCGGAACGCCGCAAGCTTCTCGCAGAGATTAAAGGCACGCACGACGCTGCCGCACCACCCGTCACGCACGACGCTGACTTCCAGGCCGCTTTCGAGCGGTTCATGCAACACCACAATCAGTAAGGAGGCCCCGATGGGTCATCTTGAAAGCCCGCGCAAGCTGCGCGGTATTGTGTCCGTGCGCGCGGAAGCTGGCGCGGACAACCCTGCTGCGATGCTCGACAAGATCGCAGCCACCTTTGAGCAGTTCAAGGCGGAGAACACCGAGGCTCTGGCCAAGAAGGCCGATGTCGTTACCGAAGAA